TGTTGGTAAAGCCTGATAACTGGTCTTTCTTTACACAACCAGCGGCAATGCAAGAAAAGCTTGATGATAAGGGTGAAGTGTCTGGTTATGAGATGAATAAGAAAGCAGAAAACGCAAGTAACATTCTTGATACATACTATCCAAATCTAATACGAGGAAAGACAAAGAGTTGGATAGATGTTTATGTAATGAATAGATTAGGAATGATTCAGGAAGGTAAACCAGTATATCCTGAGTTTCTTGGTGAAACACATATTGCTCAAGAAGAAATACCTATTGCTATGGGTGTGCCTTTATATATTGGTATCGACTTTGGACTTACACCATCTGCTGTATTTGCACAGAAAGTAAGAGGTCGATGGTTAGTTCAATCAGAGATAGTAGCTATTGATATGGGTATTGTAAGATTTGCTGAACTATTGCGACAAGAGATAAGTTCTCGATTCAATGGTCTTGATGTGTATATCTATGGTGATCCCGCTGGTGATTTTAGAGCGCAGACAGATGAATCCACACCATTTCAAATACTGAGAGGTGCTGGATTAAAAGCTGTGCCAGCTCCAAGTAATAGTGTTGATTTACGTTTGGAATCTGTTTCTGCACAATTAAATAAGATGGCAGATGGTAAGCCAGCGTTTCTTATTGATAGAAGATGTCCACAACTTATCAAAGGTTTTCAAGGTGGGTATTGTTATCGAAGGATGCAAGTATCTGGTGAGAGATATGATGATAAACCTGATAAGAATATGTACTCTCATATACATGATGCTCTTCAATATTTGATGTTAGGAGCTGGTGAGGGTAGAACTTTGATGGCTGGTCAGAAACCAGTAAAAGCTTTCAATGCAAGAAAAGGCTTTGATATTTTTTCAAGATCGCCTAATAATAGGAACAAGACCAGTTTTTGGAATAGATTGTAGGAGAATAATATGTGTTTTGGTGGTGGAAGTTCTCGACCTGAACCAGTAAGCCCAACAGTTACTGAAGAACAGAAAGAACAAAAAAAAGAAGAAACCCAGAAAAAAGTAGAACGTAGGCAAGAAGCTCTTGAAAAAGAAGTTACTTCAGATCAACCAATTAAAACACAACTCACTTATGAGATGGGTGCTAAAGCTGGAACTCCAGTTGTTCGAGGTAGAAGAGGAAGACGAGCTTTATATACAAGTGGTCGAGGTGGTATAGGCTACCGAAATCCACTTATGTTTGGATAATAGAATATGGTTCATTCTCCTAGTTCAATCGATATGAAAGATAACGATAAGCTTTTATCTGCTTATATGAAGAAGTACGAAAAAGCCAAATCAATACGACAACGATGGGAACCTTTGTTTAATGAATGTTATGAGTATGCTTTACCTATGCGTGAAACTTTCTACACTTCCGCAAAAGGTGAAAGAAGAGATGAAAGAATATTTGATGAAACAGCTGTTGTTGGAGTCCAAGAGTTTGCATCAAGACTTCAATCAGGATTAGTTCCAAATTTTGCTCGATGGGCTGACTTTACTGCTGGTAGTGAGATACCAAAAGAAAGCAGAGATTCTATAAATAATGATCTTGATGAAGTTACAGATTATGTATTTGAAGTAATACAGAACTCAAACTTTGCTCAAGAAGTACACGAATCATTTATGGATCTTGCTGTTGGTACTGGTGTTCTTCATGTTGCAGAGGGTGATGCTGTAAATCCAGTTAAGTTTACTGCACTTCCATTACCTCATGTCGTTCTCGATGTTGGACCAGATGATATGGTCGACCATGTATTTAGAGAAAGAGATATGCCTTTTGGTCATATTCCAATCGTATATAGAGATATGGAACAAATGCCAAAGCTTGTAAATGCAATCAAAACAAATCCTGATGCAGAAGCAAAGGTTCTTGAAGTTGTGTGTAGAGATTATTCAAAGATAAATGAAGATGCGTATTTATGTTTTGTATTCGAAACAACAACTAAGTGTGTAATTAAGAAAGAACAATTCAAAGGAACTGGTAGTAATCCGTTTATATGTTTTCGTTGGAGCAAAGATCCCGGTGCGGTCTATGGGCGAGGTCCACTTGTCAACGCATTGAGTGCGATTAAAACTACTAATCTGACAATAGAACTTGTTTTAGAAAATGCACAGATGGCAATATCTGGTGTGTATCAAATGGATGATGACGGTGTTATAAATCCTGATACAATCAATCTAGTGCCTGGAACTGTTATACCTAAAGCACCAAACTCTGCTGGATTGCAACCAGTTCAAGCGGCTGGATCTTTTGATGTAGCAAATCTTATTTTATCTGATATGCGATTGAATATTAAGAGAGCATTATATAATGATATGCTTGGTAATCCTGACAGAACACCAGCAACAGCTACGGAAATCGCAGAAAGAATGGCTGACCTAAGCCGTCGTATTGGATCTGCTTTTGGAAGATTGCAAGCAGAACTGGTACAACCAGTATTACAAAGAGTTGTTCATATTCTAAAGAAACAAAACAGAATAAAAATACCAACAATAAATGGAAGACAAGTAAAAGTACGATCCGTTTCACCACTATCACAAGCACAAGCTAATGCTGATATTAGTAGTGTAGCAAGATTTCTTGAACTTACACAAGCTCGTTTTGGTCAAGAACTTACGAACATTCTTATTAACTCAGAAGAAACAGCTACCTATTTAGCTAAGAAGTTTGGTGTTCCTGATAATCTTGTAAGAGATTTAGAGGAAAGAAAAGAGATAATTAGAATGGCTCAACAGATGCAACAACAACAAATGCAGATGCAACAACAAGGACAGATGCCTAATGAACAAACTAACTAATAATCCAGCAGTTACTGGATTAGATGGATTTCCTAGAAACAAAAATTTAGAAGAAGAAGTATCTTTAAATTTTGCACATTTATTTTCTCAACCAACTGGTCAAGCTATTTTACAGTATTTACGGAGTATTACGATTGAAGCTGTGCATGGATCAGCAGTTACAAATGATGTATTGCGTCATGCAGAGGGTCAGAGGTATATAGTTGGATTGATTGAAAGACGTATTCAACATGGTCATAAAGTAAAGAAAGGTTCATAATGGAAGATCAAGTACAAGAAGATGTTTCACGTGAAACATCAAGTGAAGAACAACCAGTTAACTCAATGGGTGAAAGACCTGAGTGGTTACCTGAAAAGTTTAAAAGTCCAGAAGATTTTGCAAACTCATATCATAATCTCGAATCAAAGATAGGACAGAGTAGAGATACTATAAGAGATGAAGTATTAGCTGAGATTGAAAGCGAAGCTTATGCTGATAGACCTGAAAGTGCTGGTGATTATTTATTACCTGAATCACTCGATCCAGAACTAGCACAAGATAATCCTATGCTCGATTGGTGGGCTGACCATTGCTACAACTCTGGAATGGGTCAAGATGAATTTGAAAAAGGCATTGAGATGTTTGGTGAACAAGTAGGTGCTGGATATGATGCTGATGCAGAGATTGCTCAGTTAGGAGATCATGCAGAAGAAAGAATAGAAGCAGTTGGATTGTTTGTAGATCAGATTGTACCTCAAGAGAATCCATTGAGAGAAACAATAGATGACTTTTGTTCTACATCAGAAGGTATACAAGTTGTTGAATTGCTTATGTCACAAATGCAACAAACACCTTTCTTAGATGGAACACAACCAGTACAAGTCATGAACGAAGCGAAACTAAAAGAAATGATGCAAGATCCTCGATATTATGGTCATAATAAAGATATGGATTTTGTGCGTAAAGTAGATGAAGGATTTAGAAAGATCTATGGCTAAGAAAAAAGTAAAAAAACCGATAAAGTATTGACTTATATCAAAAGAGGTAACCTTGAGTTCCGACCATGTGTTATTTCTGATGTTGATATTATTGTCGATAATATGCGTTTACCTGATATCAGGGAGTGTGCATTGGTTGGGGTTACACCCCAGATAGCTCTCAATGTTCCTTTTGTTGAAGAAGGATCAAAAGGTTTTACAATCACACACAAACAAAAACCAGTAGCTATGTGTGGTGTTACACCATTAGATGACTATAGCTATCGTGGCAAGATATGGTTTCTTGGTACTGATGATATAGA